TACCCCAGTCATATTCTGTATAACCGGCAGTACCTACATCTTTAAGGAGCAAATCTATTACATGTAGTTTTAGACTATCATCATGCAGATCTCCTTCTACTTTCATTACACCAACACCACTCCACTCTATATTAGAGCATCTGGAATTCAAATACTTGATTTTGTCCAGTACTCTGTTCTCCAGAGTTATTGGATTCTTCAGTTGTTTTTTTATAATCATCATAAACATTATTAATAAATGAAGTTGGGACACAATCCATTAGAAGTTGATCTAGGAGTTGGTCTACATTCTTAATCATAGTTCTTGGTCTCTTATAAAGAGGAATAAATTTCTTCTTCTTAAGAGCAATATTATTAAAGGTTACAGCTCTCTCAAGAGGTGCTTCTTCTTTTGCCTGCTCAGAAGATTCTGTAGAGAAAAGTTGAAAGAAATCTTTCTTTAGAGCATCTTTATCAAAGCTTACTTCTATAGCCTCATTAGACATTGTTACAGAGATATAGTTAGTAACTTTACTTAGAAACTCCTCATCATTATAAACTCTATCTAAGAATTCTGTGTAAGCAAGTGTAATACCTTGATTTAATCTACTTAAGGCATAATAATGATCACCTACCTCTGTCTTCTGAGTAATAGTTCTATACAAGTTTACCCAGAAAATATCAGCATCATCTTGAGTAATAGAATCTATATTATAATGCAAATTATTCAAAGACATCTTTAGTGGAGAATCACCTGTACAAAAACTACCAAAGTTGCCACTAACATGAGGATGTATAAAATCCTTATTAACAACATCTAATGTAGTTCTAAATACATGTAAAGAAGAATTAGTTATATAGAAATAAATATCTCTAATCTCAATAGGTTCTCTATTACTATTAACCTCTTGTAAAAATATTACAGGGAAATGTATACCAAGATATTGCTCATGAGCATTAACACTTACAAGACCCATCTTGCAAACACTCTCATCATACATCTCAGATTGCTTAAGAATGTTATACATCTTAAGAATCTTTACATGAGTACTATTAGTATAACCACTATGCTTAACAGCATTATGTATATCTAAAAAGAAATTATCATGTCTATTAGAATGTATCTCTTTAATTATACCATTATAACTATAATATTGAGCTACAAATTCATAGAGCTTATGTCTCTTAATAGATTTCTTATATTCCTGTAAATCAGTATCTAAGCTAAACTTAGGTTGGAGAAGTTGGGGTCTCCTAAGAAACCCCATAATCTCCGCATGCTTCTTACTTCTTGGTAGCATTTTTAGCTTCCTCTAGAGCCCTTTGATTAAAGCGTTGAGCATTAGTAGCATTCCTAATGCCAAGCTGCCACTCAATTTCAAAGAGTCTATCCTCAGTAGAGGAGAGGTTTACCCATGAAATAGGTTGAGGTGTTTCTACCACCAATTCTTCCTCATCTTCTTCTCTATCAGCAAGAAGAGCTTCAACATCAGCAACTTTAGCCTTCATAACATTAACACTGTCATGAGTATAATTACCAATGATGTCTAATACCTCATCATCATCATTCTCTACAGCATCATATCTGAAATCTTTGAGCTTAGCTCTAAGATCATAATACTCAGCAGGTAGAGCAGCCTTCATATCTTTAGGAGAGATGAAGACTTTTAAGTTACCCTCTGGAAGAACAGCATCAGGATGCTCCAGAGAATAGAGAGCTTTACCTACAGTGACAGTCTTGTTAGAGAAATCAACAGCAGGAAGAGCAGATACTAGCTGAGAGAAGGTGCTTACTCCAGCTTCAACCTCAAATTGATTAACTTGAGAGTTATTTGTTGTTACAACAGTTACTTTACGCATAACTTTATAAAATTGTATTTAATAAATCCTCCATATATTCATGCCCGAGGATTTTATAGGCATCAGAGAAATCTTTAATCCCCATTTCTCTGTATTCTTTAGGGAATAATGCTATTGGAATATTATACTTTCTTCTTATAAGTACAGCAGCTCTCTTACCAGGAGCATCATTGTCTGCAAGATACACACAATTGTACTTATTTACAAGCCATGCTGGAGGGAGAACACTCTCCCCCTGCATAGCAACAGCTTGTATACCAAATAATGATAAACATACTACATCCTTATAACTCTTGGTTATGATCAAGAGTTTAGGATCATCTAAATATTCCAAGCCTTGTATCCATCTACTATTAGATAGAAACCTATATTCTTTTCTCTCAGGAAAGTATGCCTTTACAGAGTTATCAGCAAAGATGTACAAAAAGCACATCTCACTGCCTCTCACACAGTTTTCAAAGTCTCCACTTTTAGTTTTAAGATATAAATGGCTGCATGAGTGGATATTGAATCTCTGTAAAGTCTCTAAACTTATTCCATATTGTTTCCAGTATTCTAGTTCCTTGTTAGAGAACTCTTTGAATTTAACTTTAATCTCAGTACTCTCTTTTTTTACCAAATCAAATTTACGTATACTTTTCCTTGTTATACATTCATTTAGAGAGTCATTACCTAAGGAAGAGGTGTCATCCAATTCTGTTTTTAAGTTAGAATCCTTAGATAATGGTATTAAGTTCTTCATAGTCTTATAGATATCCAACAGTGCTTCTTGGTAGGTAAGATGTTTTAGATGCATAACCATAGCTACTGCATCACCACAGAATTCTCCTGGTCTATTATCATAATAGCGCAGGATATTACCATAATATTGAAATGCACATGTTGGAGACCTATCTCTCCTCTGGCATGCTAGTAAAGTCAGCATTAACTTCTGGCTTTACAATAACATCAGCAGGAGTAAGGATAAGTTTGTTGCTATTAGGAGCAGCAATATAACCCTTACTTGCAAACTCAAGATATCCACTTCTACCATAGACTAACTTAACATCAGCAGTTTTGTCATTGTTTACTGCAGCTACAAAGTTTTTAGCAAACTCTGCATAAGTTTTACCTTCTACAGTAACATCACCTACTACTGCTGTCAAGACAGTCTTGGTATCCCTGATAAAGCCCATCATTTCTAGGGCATTAGCTACCTCATCAGACATCTCTACACCCTTCTGACCTTTAATTCCATTGAACTCAAAGTTGAAAGGACAAGCTCTGCCTTGGCTATTACCAAGTTGCTTTGGCTCCCACATAATCTTCTTAATGTTAGTATCAGAGATTCTAACACAGAGGACGGGATCACCAGAACCATCTTTTCTAAGAGGTTCAAAAATAGCTTCTACAGGAACATTAACATTGATACCTGGTTTAACTGAAGCAGCTGGGGCTTTTACACTATTAGTATTAAACATATTATTTATGAGTTTTTAGTTTTAAGATTAATGAATATAGTTGTGGAAATTATCTCTCCTATCTTCAATAGGAGCATCTACTGTTACTTCTTCAGAAGTTTCTACAGCTTCCTCATCGTCTTCTGGCTCAATAGCCACAAATTTACAATAAGTACCTGTCTCATCTTTCTGGAATATTTCCAGTTTGAAGAGAGATCCTAAAGAGATAAGATACTGATAGAGAGTAGGATTAGAGAATGTTCTACTCTTATTCTCACCTCTCTTAGTCTTCTTATAGAACTGACCATTTGGGGAGATAAGAAGCAGATAAGTATCATTGCTCTTACCAAAGGTAAGTTCATTGTTCTGTAACTCATTTAGGCTAAAGAATGTTTGAGAGAACTCTAATCTCTCATTCTTAGCACGAAGGTCCCAGCTCTGAGTCTTCCTAGACTTTCTGGTTGTAGTTGCAATTACTTGAAACATAAGTTTTTAATTTTACTTTTGATTATAAATTTTATCCCAATGGGTAATAAATTTTCCATCTACCAGCTCAGAGATAACTATCTCTTGATCCTTAAGATGGGTTGGCCTAGCACCACAGATAACATCATCTGTAGTCTTAAAGGACAAAATATTCTTGTTGTCTTCACCTCTGTATAGCAAACCAATTGCATCTACATCAGCAGAGACCATACTCTTAATTTTGCCAGTGAGATCTAACTCTCTGGCAGATACTTCTTTGCCATTCTTCTCTATGTTAGTGGTCTTTAGGTGACCAAGAAGAATTACCCTATCTGCGCACTTATAAATGGCATTCAGTAGGTTTGTCATGGCATCTCTCAGATATTTGTAACCTGCACCATTAGGAAGATCTAGCACATTAGTTCCTGTATAAGACTTGCCCATCATTACATTCTAGTAAACACGCAACTGTTTACCACGTTCTCTTATGAACTGCTGCATATTACTATGCAGATTAGACTATATCACAATCTTGAATAACAAGATTTTCCCCTTTTCCATCACCATTAGCTTGTGATGTACTCTCTTTCGAGATAGTCGTTGAACTTTGTTTTAACTGATGGTTATATATTAATTCTACTTGTTTTAAAAATGCATCTTTATGAAAAATATGTTTCATTTGATTGCACATTCTACAACAAGGTACAGAATTTTCTAATGTATAACCTTTTAAATTATCTATTCTATCAACTCCAAAAGCTTCTTGTTTTCCACAATAAATACAATCTGACTTAAGTATGTTTGTAAACTCATCTTTAGTAAGTTCAAAAACTCTTTCTGAAAGTTTTGCATTTAATTTATACATGTATAATTTAGAATTATACTTTGTTAAATGTGGTGGATATTTTGCATGAGCAATTTCTTTTTGCAAATCATCCACACAATTTGTACAAGATTTTGGGTTATTTAACAAATGGTCAGCTCTTACTACTGTTTCAGAATTACATCTATTGCAAATACCTTTAAAATAGGCACGGTATTTTTTAACTTCATGTAAATCTACTACAGTAATAGCACCAAATGTTTTTCCAAGATACTTTAATTGCTTGTCAGTCAAAACCTTAGCTTCTGATTGTCCTTCCATATACAAATATACGAAGGATGTCCCAGAAATTAAAGGAATTTGCTTATAATATCACTATTATAAGGCCCATGTTTGTCTAGGCGTGTTTTTATAAAGAGTTAAGGCATAAGGCAATGCTAAATCTTCCAACTTGGTTAGAGTATCTAGAGTGATATACTTATATGGCCTACCAGCAGCTATGATAGCTTTAATAAGGTCCATTAATTCTTGCACAGAGTTAATACTAACCTTAAGTGCATCATAATATTGAGTGCCATTCTCTAAATCTATGATAAGATTGTTATCCAATTCTGCAAGAAGACTGGTTTTACCTGTCTTAGGCTTGCTATAGATAATCAACTTACCAGGATCTGTTAGAGTGGCCTTTGTTTTACTTGTTGGAAGTTCCATCTTTTTAATTTAAAGAATCATAAACTATTTGCATATCCTCAGATTTTGCAGGTGGTAGCTCTGAGAAGCTACCTGCTTTGGGGTTGGCTAATAAACCAACAGCAATATTGTCTCTCCCAAGTCTGTTCTTAATTACCTTCAACATAATAAAGCTATCTTTTAGCTTATTAATATCATATCCAAGACAAGTAGGCATATCCATCTTAAAAGCTGACATAGTAGCAAGTACTACATCTGCATCTGCATATGGATTCCTAGAACTCTTGAAGTCGGTAATTTGTGGAGATATATCTACACCTTTAAATTTGGCTCTGTCTATAGAACTTAAGCCATCATTAAATTGAGATATAAAGATACTAGAAACATTAAACATATTCCTAAGTTCTACCATATATTCTGACATCTTATCTATAATTTCCTTATCTGAGAAGCCTCTTTCCTTTTGTAGTAAGAGCAGATGGTCTAGGATAATTATATTATAAGCCTCAGGATTATTAGGTATAAACTTATCAATCTTCTTCTTAGGATTACCTTCCTTATCTATATAATCCATATAGGTAAAGGTCCCCTTATTAGACATATATTGCCACATCTCATTGTAGATACCAGTAGGATTAGTACTCTTAAATCTAAAATTTATCTTAGAGAACAAAGCTTCTACAGTTGGTATTTCCATCTTGACATACTCTAATTGTTCAGGTGTCAGTCTATTGTCACCAAAACCTTTAATAACCTCTGGGGGAATTATAATCCCATGTTTATTCCTTATGATGACGGAAAGCCAGTTACATTTCTTAGATAACTCGTCAATCTCATAAGAATAATAGAATACATTGATTTCCAGTCCTTTGCTTTCTGCATCAGATATTGCATTTAATAGCATAAAATCTGCAAGAGTAGTCTTATAAGTACCTGATAAACCGCCCAGTAAGGTGTATACCCCTCTCTGGATACCATGTATCTCAGAATTAATTCTCTTGAAGCCATTAGATAAGCCTTGAAACTTACCATCCAATCCAGCTTGTATTCTCTCTTCTAAATTCATAGTGAAGTTACTTTATCTACTTTTGGTTCTTCAATATTTAGTTTTTCCCATAGCTTACTCTTAATAAAGTTTTCTATCTTCATATTCAGATTGTTATAGTTAGATTTAACTTTAGCAATAACTTCATTGTGAGTATTGATGTTCCTCT